CGAGTGGCAATTCCGGCTGGTGAGCGCCGATCAGGTCTGTGACTGCGTAACCACGTGGAAGGACTACCGCCTGTCCAGTGTGGACCTGTCCGGGGTTCAGTGGAACTTCCGCACCGATACCGAGGCCGTGTTGGGCAACCGGGTGGGCAAGGTGCCGTACGTGGTGTTCGTGCCGCGGCCGGATCTGCTCGGCGGCTACCACTCAGAGATTGAGGGACTGCTGCCGATCCAGGACCGGATCAACCAGACCACGTTCGACCGGATGGTCACGCAGGAAATGACCGCGTTCCCGCAACGGTGGGTCACCGGCATCGACATCCCGACCGACGCCAACGGCAACCCACGCGAACCGTTCGACGCGGCCGTGGACCGGGTGTGGACGCTGAGCGCTCCTGATGGCGCGTTCGGTCAGTTTCCGCAGTCGTCACCCGAGGGTTACCTGTCGGCCAACACCGCCGACATCCAGGCCCTGGCCACGCAGAGCCGTACCCCGCCGCACTACCTGATCGCCGGCATGGGCCAGTTCCCGTCCGGTGAGTCGGTACGGGCCACGGAGTACGGCCTTTCCCGCAAGGTGAACGCGAGGCAACTGGCGCTGACCGATCCGTGGGGCGACGTTAACCGGCTGGCCGCCTTGGTGATGGGCGACGCCGCGCGGGCCGATGATCGAAAGATCAAGGTTCGTTGGGCTCAGGTTGAGGCGCACTCGGAGGCCGAGGTCGCCGACGCGATCCTCAAGCTGTCCACGCTGCCCGGGGTGCCGATCGAACCGCTGGTGGAACGCGCGGGCCTGGACCCGTCCACGTTCGGTGCCTACCGCTCTCAGTTGGGCCAGACGCCCGGCGTGGTCAACACCAACGTCACTCCGCAGGTTCCGCAGGCCGTGACCGATCAGGTGCCGGCCCCGTAAGTTTCCCGTCCACGTTGGACGGAGGTTCCAACACCACTCGTGGTGCTCCCTCATTCGAGGAGTCTTGATGACCAACCCAACAGCGCCGGCTGCCCCGGCGCAAGGCGAGGCTGCGCCGGCCACTACTGAGCCGACCACCACGGCCCCGCCAGCACCAAGCCCTGACCAGAACATGGCCAAGGCCAACGCCGCGATGCGTAAGGCCCTGGCCGCGAAAGACGCTGAGTTGGAGGCGCTCAAGCAAGCCGCGATGACTGAACAGGAGAAAGCCGTCGCGCAAGCGAAAGCGCAAGGGGCGGATGAGTTCCGCGCGAAGTACGCGACCGCGTTGCTGCACAACGCCGCGTTGACCGTACTGACCTCGCGGGGCATCACTGCGCCCGAGTTGGCTCTGGGAGCCATGAACCTGGCCGACGTGGAGGTTGATCCCGTCACCGGAGTCGTGGACACCAACGCCATCGCCGCCAAGGTGGATGACGTCATCAGCCGCTATCCCATGCTCAATGGTCAGTCGTCGGGGCCATCCTTCCGTCCAGCTACCGGTGGCGATCAGCGCAGTGTGAATGCCGCCGACCTCGCGTCCACAAAGGACGACAGAGCCAAACTCAACGAGAACCTTCGTTGGGCTCTGGGAGGAGGCGGCCAGCGCTGAGGTCACCGTTGACCTGAAAAGGTTGTCATGGCTAGCGCCGGCTACATTGGCCGCGACGATGCCCTTTCCCTGATCGTGGAACAGCGGTCGCGGGAAATCATCGCTCAGGCCGCGACGGTATCCGTGGCGATGCAGACGTTCCGTCAAGTCGCTATGGGATCGTCCTCGCTGAAAATGTCTCTACTCGAAACCTGGCCGCAGGCCCAGTGGCTGACCGCCACGGCCCCGGCCGACCCGGACATCGTGAAAAAGCCGCTCACTGAGATGTCGTGGGGCGTCAAGGAAATCTTCGCGGAAGAGGCCGCGTGCATCGTGGTCATCCCCGAGAACGTGATCGATGACGCTGACATCGACCTCTGGAGCGAGGTTGAGTCCCGCACGTCCGAGGCTATCGCCCGGCTCATCGACCAGACGGTGTTCTTTGGCACCGCGCCGGCCGGCTCCATTCCGGCCAGCTTCCCGGTCGGTGGCATCGTGGGTGAGGCTACGGCCAAGGGCCACCTGTACGCCCAGGGAACCACCACGGCGACCGAGGATCTGGCCGAGGCGTGGAACCAAACGATGTCCCTTGTGGAGGCTGACGGGTTCAACGTCAGCAACTCCTACTCCGACGGCTCCATCAAGGGCACCCTGCGTGGCTTGCGGGACGCCAACGGAACGCCGATCTACGTGACCAACCTCGCCGGCGGTGGACCCACTCAGTCCGTCTACGGCGTGCCGATCAGCTACGTGACCAACGGGTCCTGGGACAAGAGCAAGGCCCTGGCCGTCATGGGCGACGCGTCGATGGCGGTGCTCGGTATCCGCCAGCGGTTGACCGCCAAGCGGCTGACTGAGGCCACGGTCGGCACGTTCAACCTGGCCGAACAGGACATGGTTGGCCTGCGGGTCAAGACGCGGCTTGCGTTCGCGGTCCTGGTCCCCAAGGGTCCCGGCCAGACGGCCACGCCGTACCCGTTTGCGGTGCTGGCCCCAAAAGCGGGTCCGTAAGGAGTTTGGGCCTGTCGGCCACTCCAAGCAACCCGGGCTACTGGGACATCCACATCAGTGAACCGGCCACGGTAGACCTGGATGACGGGTCAGCGCCGTGGAACGCGAACCCGCCCAACGTGGTGAACATGTACCCGTTCGCAAACGGGACGTACAACATCACGGCGGTGGCCACGTCCGATGGGGCAACCGATTCCCTACTGTTCAAGGTGGGCGGCACGGGTGGTCCAACCATTACTGGGCTCAATCCGACGTCCGCGCCGTACGGTAGCGCGGACCTGCAGGTTCACGTGCTGGGCACCAATTTCGTGGTGGGGTCGCAAATCTGGTGGTGTCCGACCACTAGCTCGGCGGACACGGTGCCGACCATCTACCGGTCAGCGACCGATCTGGAGTTCACCGTCAAGCCGTCCGCGATCCCGGTGACCGGGCGGCCGATCGGGGTCTACGTGTCCAATCCGGACGGTGCGCAGAGCGCCGTGCAGGGGTTCGTCTTCACCGGCATGGCCAGTGGTGCGACCGCTGGAACGCCAGGGACGTGGACACCGGCCGGATCAAAGATCCCGGTGAACGCCAACAGTTTGGACTCCACCAAGGTGACGCCCACGCCATCAACCGCGTGGACCACCGGCCAGCACATGGTGTTCGGCGACGGTTCCCACGGCTACTGGCAGGGGTTCTACTTCACCACGGGCGACGCTCCATAAAGGAGGCCGGCATGACGACTCCGATTGTGCCGGTCACCGGCTACGCGTCGGTCGCGGACTACGAACTCCGTACCGGGGTCGACGTCCCGGCCGACAAAGAGCCGATGGTGCAGACCCGCCTCAACGATGTCAGCGCGCTGTTCAAGGTCTACATGGGACCGTGCGCGGACGAGGTTGAGGCGAACTACCAAACCATCCTGACGTCCCTGGCGTGCCAGTCAACGCAAACGTCGTTCGCTGTCACGCCGGGGGTCAGATCGGAAACCGTGGGGTCGACATCTGTGTCGTATGTGGATTCCAGCGCGGGCATGGTCGGTGGCGTCGGGCCGAATGAGGCCGAGGTACTGGATGCCCTGATGGCCGCCTGTTGTGGCGACTATCAGCCCGGGGGTTCCCGGGTCGGCCAACTGGGCGTGGCCTACGACCGTGAGCGCAGTTGGGCCGCGGACGTGGATATCTGGTTGGTGAGTCGATGACCACGCCTAGTTGGCTGGCCCGTCGACTGACCATGCCGGTCACCATCCTGGAACGGATTCCCAACGCCAACGATGACGAGTACGGCAACGTCGTGTACGACACCACGCCGATCCGTGATTCGGTCTGCTTTCTCCAACCCTCTACTGAGGTTGAGTTGGCGGACGGCCGGGCGGGCGTGAACACGATGCTGATGCACCTGCCTGCGTCCGATGTGGACGTGGTGGACACGTTCAGCGCGTTCGTGGTTGGCGGGGTGCAGTACGAGGCGATAGCGCCACCGGCTGCCCCCGTCAGCCTGATCCGCCCGGGCGTGGACCACGTGGAGGTTCAGGTCCAGAGGTCGGCCGATGCCTAAAGATCCGTTCCGGGCTGACGCCGGCAGGTTCACCAAGGTCCGGGTTTACGCGCCGGCTGTCTCGGCGCTCAAGCGGGACCCGGACGTGGTGGACCAACTGTTGGACTGGGCGGAAGACGCCGCCTACGCCGCGCTCATCTACGGTCCACATAAGACAGGTCACTACGGCCGGAGCATCTTTGCCGAAAAGGTCGGCGGGGCTGATGCCCACGCCCGGTACG